TACACTGAAATTCTTACCGATGACATTATCGAAGAGTACGTCAACGACGAACTAATTGACAGCCGAATGAACCCACTGGGTGAAATTCCAGTTGTTCACATTCCTAACATCCCAGTGTCTGGTTCTCCTTGGGGACTGTCAGACGCCCATGACATAATTACAATCAACCGTGCGTACAACGAAATTGCTACTGACGTAGCAGACATCATCAACTACCACGCTTCGCCTGTTACCATCATCATTGGTGCAAAAGCAGCTAACCTTGAAAAGGGCGCTAAGAAGGTCTGGGGAGGTCTTCCTAAGGACTCTCAGGTGTTCAACCTTGAGGGTGGCGGCGCAGGTATTCAAGGAGCCCTTGAGTATCTAGACCGTTTGAAGATGTCGATGCACGAACTGATGAACATCCCTGAGACTGCACTTGGCCAGGCACAGCCTATCTCGAACACTTCGGGTGTTGCGCTGTCTATCCAGTTCCAGCCTTTGATGAACCGATGGACTCAGAAGAAGTCACAGTACGGGTCAGGCCTTGAAAGAATTAACGAACTAATCATGCTTAACCTTGCGGTAAAAGAGCCTGAGACGTTTACTTATGACCCTACCCAAGACGGCCCAATCAAGGAAGGTCAGCTACCTCAGCTAGACCCTAACGACCCGATTACCTACCAGTCGTACGCACACTTCCCACCACCGCTACCTCTAGACAAGCTAGTTCTTTTGAACGAGCTTTCACAGAAGATGGCTATGGGGCTTGAGTCTAAGGAAGGCGCTCTGCGTCAACTTGGTGAGGAGTTCCCAGAAGAGAAGCTCGAAGAGATTCGTTCTGAACTTATTGCTGATGCCGAGTCTGAAGGTGCCCTGAACCTAGTTAAGGCGCAGATTTCTAAGCAGCTCATGGACCTAACTGGAATGATGGTTGGACCGGACGGCACGGCCACTCCTTTGGACCCGATGCAGTTGGGCGATGGAGACATTCTGGGTGACGGTCAGCTAGGTCCTCAGGACCCTGCTAACCCACAGCCACTAGACCCTGCTGCTGAGCAGAACGATATGGCTGAACAGGACATCAGAAACACTTTGGTAACTAAGGCATACGGGACTACAATCCCGCAACGTGCGGTAGTTGCTAAAGATTAAAAAACTTTACTTTAGTGAGAAATTCAGCGGATTATTTGCTGAACTTAAACTATAACTGACAAGGTCAAGTGGCACTAATTCGGATAACGACCCCTAGAATGAAAAGAGAATCCTAATGGATGAAAACACACCAGAAGTAACTGAGGTTACTGAACCAACTGTAGACATTTCTGCTGAAGAAAGCTACCTTCCTAACACGAGCGATGTCAAAGAAGCAATTCAGAAGGCACGTGCGCAAGAGAAGGCAAAGCTTTACCCTCAGGTAGAGAAGCTACAGGAAGAACTCGCACTACTCCGGTCAAAGGAGCAGGAGCGAGAGGCTAAGGAAGCTGAGCGTAAGGCAGCCCGTCAGGCCCGTGAGGCCGAGGCAGCTGCAGAGCGCAAGAAGCAAGAAGAATCTGAACTTGAAGTTCGTGACCTTCTTAGCAAGAAAGAGCAGGAGTGGAAGTCTCAGCTTGAGGCCGAACGCCTAGAACGTGAGAAGGCATTTGCCCTTCTTGACCAGGAACGTAAGTACCAGGAGCTCTCGCAGTATCGTCAGGCTCGCCTAGAGGCTGAACGAGACAACATTATTCCAGAACTAGTTGACCTTATTTCTGGAAATTCTCAGGATGAAATCGAGCAGAGCATCTTGGGTCTTAAAGAACGTTCTGCAAAAATCTTCGAATCTGTTGCGCAGGTTGCACAGCAGAGTCGCAAGGAAATGGTAGGAACTCGTATTACGAGTCCTGCCTCTGGACCCCTCGACAACGACTCGGACTCACGACAGTATTCACCAAATGACATTAATAACATGTCTATGGCGGACTATGCGAAGAACCGTGCCAAGCTACTTGGCACAGCAGGTAATAACCGTGGACAGGGATTGTTCGGTAATTAATAACCAAACCCGACCGTCTTTGAAAGGACAAAACTAATGGCTTCAGCTATTACTGGTTCGTCGCAGCTCGCTTCTGCGCCTACCGCTTACTCAGGTTCGAACAGCCAGCTCTCGCAGGCTATTCAGACCATCTGGTCAAAGGAAATCCTATTCCAGGCAATGCCAATCCTTCGCTTCGAGCAGTTCGCTGTAAAGAAGACCGAGCTTGGCGTAGCCCCTGGTCTACGTGTTAACTTCCTACGTTACAAGAACTTCGCAGTGGACCCAACTCCACTAACTGAAGGTGTACGTATGACCACCAACGCTCTAACCGCAGAGCAGATTGCAATCACCGTTGCAGAGCACGGCTACGCAGTTGCTGTTTCAGAGTTGCTATTGAACGCTTCGTTCGATGACATCATGGCATCAGCTTCTCGTCTTCTAGGTCGCCACATGGCACAGTACCTAGACGTACAGGCTCGCAACACCCTATCAGCAGCTACCTCAGCTACCTTCGGTTACGACCGTTCAGGTATCACTGGTGGCGCATTCACCAACTACGACGAAGGTACTGCTGCTACCTCGATTTCAGCACTAGACGGCGCTTTCAAGCTAACCACTGGTGCAATCAAGGACTCAGCTCTTACCCTTGCTGGTAAGAACATTCCTCGTATTGGTGAGACCTACGTTATGTTCATCCACCCTAAGCAGTCTCGTGACCTTCGCTCGAACCCAGAGTTCATTGAAGTTACCAAGTACGCTGCTCCAGGTAACTTCATGCTAGGTGAAATCGGCCGTCTATACGACACCGTATTCATCGAGACCACTCAGGTGAAGAAGTTGGCTGCATCGGGTACCTACACCACCTCATCACTAGTTGGCGCACCTGCTAACGCAGGCGTTGTACCAGTGCTACCTAACACTGCTCCTGGTCAGGGTGGAAACCCAACCTCAGCAGACTTCACCGCTGAGAAGGGTTACCTAACTTCAGCAACCGGTAACGCTGCAGATGTCTACGAGTCAATCATGATTGGTGACAACGCATTCGGTCACGCTATCTCGCTTCCAGTTGAGCTCCGTGATGGTGGTGTTCTAGACTTTGGTCGTGAGCACGCACTAGCATGGTACGCAATCTGGGGTCTAGGTATCATCACCGACCAGGCTATCAACAAGGTTTACACCAACTAGTAGCCAAACCCTCGTGAAGGGGGGTCGCTTCGGCGGCCCCCCAACACAAACAAACAACCAAATAACAGGAAGAAAACATCGTGGCAAATAAACCAACTAGTCCTCAGGACGCAACAGGACGTGCAGCGGAACTCGCTGCCAAAGCGAACGCAAAGGCCCTAGCGGACCGTGCGGATGAAATCTCAATCAGTCGTCAGATAGAGGCCGAAAGCCTTGAGCGTGACGTATTTGATGCAAGAAACCCAGACAAGCCACTTCTAATCGATGAGATTGAAGAGGTTGGAGTTTCAGTTAACAACGACAAGGTTGTTATCCGAACTCACCAGGACATCGAAGACATGACTTTCGGTGTAGGTAACACTTACAGTTTTAAAGCTGGAGTTAAGTACTCTGTGCCCCGTGAATTGGCGGCTTACTTGAATGAACTAGGTTACACCTGGATTCAGTAACCTCCTTCTAAACTGTCCGTCCTGCTGGTACTTGCCCTCCTCCCAGCAGGGCGGACTTTTTTACGCTGTATTTCGGCTCGTTATGCGAGAACATAAATACATAGACTTTTCGGAGGATTGATGGCAGACATCACCACCCTTGTTAGCAAGGTGCGTTTAGAACTGGGCGACACTGGTAAATCCTTCGTCGTTCAGTTTGTCGCAGACGGAACCACCAACCGTTTTAACATCCACTACTCTCCGCTAGATGCGACTCAAGTTACAGTTACTTTAAACGGTACGGATGTCACATCGTCTACCTCTGTCGAAGAGTCTTCTGGTGTTTTAGTTTTCGACACTGTCCCTGACGATGGGGACGAGATTCTAGTAAGTGGCTTGTTTTACCGCTACTTTACCGCTGCCGAACTGACTTACCTTGTAGAGTCTGCCCTTGCGCAGCACGCAGCGAAACACACAGACTCTTTGGGTCGTTCGCTTAACATCGACACTCTTCCAAGCATCGAGGAATACCCGGTAGTGGTTTATGCCACTAGTTTGGCTTTGTATACCCTAGCAACCGACTCTTCGTTTGACATTGACATTATGGCTCCGGATGGGGTCAACATTCCTCGTTCTGAGCGTTACCGTCAATTGATGGAAATGATGAACGTGCGTAAATCGCAGTACCAAGAGCTTTGTGTGCACTTGGGTATCGGTATGTTCTCAATTGACATCTTTAGCCTGCGTAGAATCTCTAAGTCTACTGGTCGCTACGTACCGCTTTACACTCCGAAAGAAGTGGACGACCGTTCGCACCCTCAGCGTGTCGACACCCCACCACCTACATACGGAGACAAGCCTATTCCTTGGCCTACGGATGCTGGAGAGCTCACTGCTTACCAGGGCAGGTCGTTTACTACTTCGCTTGTTGTTAACGGCAACTACGCTGGGAAGTCCTTTGTTGCTAACCTTCTTGCCCAAAGAGGCTCTGTACTTGTTGTTCAAAGGTTTGCCCTTTCAGTTAGCACTACGGGAACCGACGTGGTTACAGCTGCAACAAGAGTTGCAGGAAGCACTACGGTAACTCTTACCACCAGTGCGGCTCACGGATTGACTACGGGCAACTCTGTAGCAATCACTAACGTACACGAAACTGTAGACGGTATTTACACAATCGGTAACGCTACTCCTACAGGAACTACTTTCACCATTGTTGCCACAGCAACAACTGCGCTAGCACTGACGGGACTAACTGGCCAGGTAGCTACTAACGTAGCTAAGGACTACACCTTTACCCTATTCCTTACAGCAGACCAAACCCTACGTATTGCTGAGCGAACCTACTGGTCAATTCAGATTGTTGACCCTGAGAACACTGATTACGATACTCAAACTATTCTCCCTATTGAAATTGCCGGTGGAAAGTTCTTTACTGCACGAGTTAGGACCGCAGTTCTCTAATGCCTATTAATCCTGACGCACCTATAATGCCTGAAGTAGACATTTCTCTGCTTTCTGGCACTGGTGAGTTTGTTCCTAACAGCCCTGGTTACCCAGAGATTGACATCAGCTTACTTCCTGGAGTCCCTGGTCAAAGGGGTCCAGCGGGCCCTGCAGGCCCTCCTGGCGACCTTACTGCTGTATACAATGCTATTCCCGCCCTAGTGTCTTATACTCATACTCAGGCGGCTGTGGCCACTACGTGGACCATTGTCCACAACCTAAACTTCCGACCAAATGTAACGGTGTTTGATAGCGCCAACAGTATGGTCGAAGGGTCAATAACACACACTTCTAGCACCCAATTATCAATAAGTTTTTCTGCTGGTATATCTGGCACGGCGTATCTTTCATAACTAACTTATCTTAAGGAGATAAATAAATGTCACGTTCATTTTTGACGGGTATTAACCTAAATAAAAACGAACTTTTGAATGCTCGCATTCAAAACCTAGCTAGTGCGCCTAGCTCCCCTGTTGCCGGTCAAATTTATTACAACACTGGCGATAACACCCTCCGCTACTACAGCGGCGCTGCGTGGATTACCTTGGCTCAGGGTGGGGACTTGTCTAGCGCAATCACTGCTGCTATCAATGCCCTAACCACCTCAGACATTGAAGAGGGTACCAACCTATACTTCACCGACGAGCGTGCTCAGGACGCAATCGGTACCGTAGTTGGAACCGGATTGTCATACAATGACACGACTGGTGCAATCTCTCCTGACCTTGCCTACCTAGTAGACAAGACAACCGCACAGACCCTAACTAACAAGACACTAACCTCACCGAAGATTAATGAGGATGTAGCCCTTACTGCTACTGCTACCGAGCTTAACTACGTCGATGGCGTTACCAGCTCAGTCCAAACTCAGTTAGACGCAAAGCTGCCTAAGTCTGGCGGTACCATGACTGGTGCTATTGCAATGGGCACTAGCAAGATTACTGGCCTTGGAACTCCTACCGATGCAGCAGACGCCGCAACTAAGGCATACGTTGATGCTGTAGCTGAAGGACTTCACGTTCACGAATCAGTTAGAGCCACTTCAAACACAAACGTTTCACTAGCAAATGGTCTTGAAGATGGCGACACCTTTGGCGGAGTGACTCTTGCAACTAACGACCGTGTTCTTGTAAAGAGCCAGTCAACTGCCGCAGAAAACGGTATCTATGTAGTTCAGGCTTCAGGGCAAGCAGTACGTGCACTGGACTTTAATACTGCAGCAGAGGTAGACAGCGGAGACTTCGTTTTCGTAACCTCTGGAACCTACGCTAACACTGGTTGGGTACAGACAAGCCGTCCAGCAACAATCGGAACTGACGCAATTACCTTCGTGCAATTCTCTGGTGCTGGCACATTCACCGCAGGTAACGGTCTAACCATAAACGGCGGCGAGTTTAACGTAGTCGGTACGGCTGACCGCATTACGGCTAATGCTGACAGCATCGACATTGCCTCTACCTACGTGGGCCAGTCAACCATTACCACCTTGGGAACTATTACCACTGGTGTATGGAATGGCACTGACATTGCCATTGCAGACGGTGGTACTGGTGCTTCAACTGCGGCCGGTGCTAAGACTAACCTTGGTTTTACAACCAAGTACGCTGCTAGCAACGGCGCATTGACCGCTTCGAGCGGTGTGGTTACCTGGGCTGTGACTCACAGCCTCGGCACCTCGGATGTAACTGTGCAGGTTAGAAACTTGACTAGCAAGGAACTCGTAGAGGTAGACGTAGTAATCACCGACAACAACACCGTCACCCTCTCGTGGGTCTCTGGTGGCGAGTTGGCAGATGCTTACCGTGTAGTTGTGATTGGCTAATAAGGACTCATCTTGGCAAGAAAGTTTTTAACACCAGTACAGTTGCCTACGGGCTCTGCTAGCCCTGCTAGCGGAGTCCTAGGTTCGCTGTTCTATCGTTCAGACTTAAGCCAAATAGTATTCTATAATGGTACTGAGTGGGTAGCACTCAGTGCTGGAACAACATCAGAGCCAGTAGACGGAGGAAGTTCCTCTGGATACCTTTCCGTAGTAGACGGTGGCTCTGCTTCAACAACCGAATTCGAAGCCGTACTTGACGGCGGAAATGCGAGTAGCTTCTAATGGCAATTGAACAAATTAAAGTTCGTCGAGATACGGCGGCCAACTGGACAAGCAACAACCCCACCCTAGCTGCGGGTGAGATTGGCTTTGAGACAGATACCGGTCGTTTTAAGATTGGTAATGGAAGCACGGCTTGGACTTCTCGTACGTATGCCGCACCTGCAATTAACGCCGTGGTTGACCACGCCGCCCTAACTACAAGCGTACATGGAATTGAAAACACCGCAAACCTTGTTGTGACTGCAGACTTGGCTTCTCTGGCTCCTCTTGCTGGCCCTACTTTCAGCGGCACTGTGACCCTCCCTAACACGACTTCAATTGGTGACGTAAGTGCCACTGAGATTGCATACGTAAACGGCGTTACAAGCGCCATACAGACCCAACTAGACGCAAAGCTAGCCTCTGCTACTGCCTCTACTACTTACGCTCCACTGTCCAACCCTACGTTCACTGGGACCGTTGTTCTTCCAAACACTACCTCGGTTGGAGACGTTAGCAGCACTGAACTCGGATACGTAAACGGTGTGACCTCGGCAATCCAAACTCAGCTAGACGCTAAAGCCCCCCTTGCAAACCCAACCTTTACGGGAACGGTAGCTGGTATCACCAAGAGCATGGTGGGCCTTGGTAGCGTAAATGACACCGCTGACACTGACAAGCCTGTATCTACTGCAACTCAGACAGCACTCGATGCAAAACTAAGCCTTGCTGGCGGAACTATGACCGGCAAAATTACTCTTGACGGAGACCCGACCCAAGCACTACACGCTGCTACTAAGCAGTACGTAGACAACCTTTCTGCGGGTCTGCACGTCCACGAAGCAGTAAATGCTGCCACGCCTGCCACGCTAGCTAGCCTTGTGTCTTCTACCGTAACCTACAACAACGGTACCGACGGTGTTGGCGCAACCCTAACTCTTGGTGCTAACCTGACAACCCTAGACGGCTACACCCTGAACAACGGTGACCGCATCTTGGTTAAGAATGAGGCTACTACTGCTAACAATGGTATTTATGTAAGAACATCTGCAACAGTGCTAACTCGAGCAGATGACTTCAACTCATCAGCTGAGATTGCTGGCGGTGACTTTATCTTTGTAGAGAACGGGACTCTATACAACAGCACTGGCTGGGTAGTAGAGAATGAGGTAACCACCGTAGGAACCGACGCAGTTCTCTGGACGCAGTTCTCCGGGGCGGGCACAGTTACCGCAGGAACCAACGTAAGCGTTTCAGGCCTTCAGGTGTCCGTAGTAGATGCTCCGACATTCTCCGGACTAGTAACTGCTTCGGCTACTGGCGTGGCTTTTTCGGACGGAACGCAGACTAAAATTGGTGTTCCGTCAATCACAACCATTTCGCAGAAGACCGACTCGTACACACTCGCCTCTTTGACAGAGCGTGACACAATTATTGAGATTAGCAAGGGTAGCGCAACCACGTTGACTATCCCTGCGGACAGCACCGTAAACTATCCAGTAGGAACTACGCTTGACGTTATCCAGACAGGCTCTGGCCAGGTAACTATTGCCGGTGCCGGCGGAGTTACTGTGAACGCTACTCCAGGACTAAAGCTAAGGACTCAGTGGTCATCTGCTACACTATTAAAACGAGCCGCAGATACTTGGCTGGTATTTGGCGACCTAACAGCATAATAAGGACTATTAATGAGTAAAAGAGCCGGTAGAAGGTCTCAACAGCAAAACGACTTTTTGCAGCCGTCGGCCCCAGTAAGCGTATCTGCTACCGATGTCGGGACAGGCCGTGCTTTTAATAATGGTGCGGCTAGCGTAAGTTTCAGCTTACCTGGCGGTTCTCCTGCTGCTACGTCTTTTACAGCCACTTCTAGTCCGGGTAGTTTTACCGCAACAGGCTCGTCTTCCCCCCTAACGGTTGAGGGTCTTCAGTCTTCTACTTCTTACACGTTTACTGTAACCGCAACTAATGCATCGGGTACTTCTGCGGCCTCTTCTGCATCAAGCGCAATAACCGCTACTACAGTCCCTGCTACTATTGGTACACCGACTGCCACCGCTGGGGTTGACTCAGACAGCCTATCTTGGACTGCCCCATCTACTGGCGGTTCGGCTATCTCTCTTTATCGTTGGACCTCGTCTGACGGAAAGACTGGAACAACTACCTCGACTTCTGTAACAATTAGTCAGGAAGCCAGCACTTCTCAGACGTATCAGGTTCGTGCAGAAAATGCCAACGGTAATGGTACCTACTCTGCCAACTCTAACAACGTCACGACGTTGCCCCCGTACTTTCCGCCATACTTCCCGCCTTACTTTCCCCCGTACTTCCCGCCGACCTTTGGGCCATATTTTCCACCATACTTTGGTGGGTTTGGCGCATACACATAAAATAACAACTAGGAGAAATAAATGAATGAAAAAACTTGGACATCAGAAGAACAACTAGCCCCAGGAATTTATGTCTACCATGACGCACTTCCTAACGGCATGGAAGTCATCAAGCAACTTGAGGCTGTTTTAGAGGACCCTGGAAGTCAGTATAAATATGCTGAAGCCATGGTTGGTTACGCACAAAAAATGCCTGAGTACCGTGATTGCTACGACTTTAAATACAAGCGCACCGACATAGACAGAGACCAGTCTGCATACGGTAACGAGCTTCGTGCCGTCTGGGATGTAGTCCACGCCTCTATGGTAGGTCCAGTTGCAGATTACTGCAAAAAGTTTCCGATTGGAGAACTTCGCTGCTGGGAAGCCAACAACTTTATCAAGTACGGGCCTGGGCAGCATTTCCAGGAGCACACGGACCACGGCTTCTCTTACAACAGCACGCTGTCTGCGGTTCTCTACCCTAATGACGACTACGAAGGCGGCGAACTATTCTTCCGCCTGCAGGGTCTTAATGTAAAAGCAAAGGCTGGAGACCTATTCCTGTTTCCATCTAACTTCATGTACCCACACCGAGCTATGCCAGTAACCTCTGGCTTTAAGTACTCTATTGTTACTATGCTTGACTATAGCGCTAAGTTCCACACCCCAGAGATGTATCAGGAGACTGGAAACTAACACTCTTCTCATCTCTATTTGTAACAATAATTTAGGACTAACAATTGACAAGCATAATTAAACTATTTTCTAATCGCCCATGGCTAACTCCCAACAGTATTTCAAAGCCTGAGCCGGTAATAAAAACTATCCCTGAGTGGTACAGAAAAGGGGACAAGTTTGCAGTAGACCCCCTGACCAATGAGGCATGGATAGGTCCAGACGGTGGCAAGATGCCTACTTGGAAAGCTTGCCCAGCAATCTTTGATGTTATGGGGGCTGGATATGCACTTAAGACTCCGTGTGATTTAGAGTTCTATTTAGATAACGCTGGGGTTATACAGGTACGGATAGAGAACCCTATGTATCAGGATTTTTGTCATAAACGTCCTCCGATGCCGCAGTTTCAGAACCCGCACGGGTATCACCCTCACCACTTTGCTTGGTACCCTGACTGGTCTGTTGGAGTTCCAGAAGGCTACAGTGTTCTTTATACGCAACCTATGAACAGGTTTGAACTTCCATTCTTAACTACTAGCGGTATCATTGATAACGACGTTGTAGTTCATCCTGGAATGATGCCGTTTTTTCTTAGCAACTCTTTCGTCGGTGTTATACCCGCAGGAACTGTATACGCTCAAATGTTGCCGTTTAAACGAGACAACTGGGAATCTGAAACAGTAATTCAGTCAGTGGAACAGATGGCCGCTAAGCACAAGGAAGTTGTAGAGATGTATAGAGTACCAAATGGCGGGGCCTACAAAGATAAAGTATGGAAGAAAAGGTCGTATAAATAATGTCAGTGTCAGACAGGTCTTCTAAGACTATTTCGGAACTGCTTAAGGAAAGCAGAAGCAAAGGCGGGCGTTTTGTAGAAAACCCTGATTTTGTAGTTGACGGCTACCCAAGGTCTGCTAACACATTTTTGGTAACTGCCTTAAACATGTCTTGGCCTGATATGGCTGTGAAAAGCCATGGTCACGACTCAGAGAATCTAGCGGCTGCTAATGGCTCAGTTCCAGTAGTGTCGGTAATCAGAAACCCGGTAGACGCAATAGCGTCTTACGCTGTTCACCTATCACTTCATGAGCCCGATAGAATAAATAACCTAGCCTTATTGTTTGGCCTCTACGGGGACATAGCGAAGAAAACCCTTGACAATCCGCATGTATTTGCTATCCCATTTGAAGATGTGACCTCTGATGTGGCGGGCATACTCGACTTGTTAGAGTCCAAGTACGAACTAGAAAATAGGGTCTACGTCAGTCCTGAAGAGATACTGAGTCAGACACAAAACGTCAGTAAACAGGTTAACCTAACTACAGACTCGTTTACAAAGAGGGGCCATGTGCCTAGGGACCTGGACCCACTACACTCAGAGGTTTTGGCGGAACTGCAAGGTCCAACCTATGAGCAGGCACTGGGCAACTTGACTAAGCTGTACGACAGCATACTGGAAAACTACCCCAGAAGGTAACCGCTTAGCCAGAAACATACGGGCCTACAAGCGATAATAGTAGGATACGGAGGTTATTCTATGTCTGGATTTATTAAAGTTAGCGGAGCTTATCAGGCCGCTGATTCTGCCTACGTAAAAGTTTCTGGCGCATGGAAGCCTACTAAAAAAGCGTTTGTTAAGGTAGGCGGTACTTGGCGTGAATGGTTTGCTGCAATTATTCGAGACACATTTGACCGCACAAATGCATCCTCTCTAGGAGCTACCTCAAACCAGATAGCTACTTGGACTGCTACCACTGGAAGCTGGGCTATTGCCAGTAACAGGGCAAGCACTGCTACGGCTGCCTCTAGCTACCCTCTCGCTACTGTAGAGGCGGTTTCAGGATTGTCTAACGTAGATGTCCGTGTAGACATCCCTACTGGTGCTGGACCAGGCGTGGCCTTCTGGGTTACCGACACAAACAACTGGTGGGCTGCGGTTACCTCGGCAACTTCGACAAGCACCTACTCGTGCCCAAGTGGCGGCACAGTCAGCGGAACCAATTGCAATACCACCACCACCACGTTCTCTCCGGCAGTAACCACAAATGACGGAGTTTACACAGCGGAATACTACACTTACGAACCCTCTTTACTTTACACGTATCAAGGCTGGGAACCTACAGGGCAATCCTGTGCTGGCGGCTGTGGTACCGGTGCTTCGTGCATCAATAACCAGTGCCAAGTCCCCACTGAACTTTACGCTTGTGCTGGGGGAGCTACCTACGTATTGGTGAGTGGTACCCCTACTTGCCGAGTACTAAACGCATCTACCTGCACCACAGGTGGTAGCGACCCGTGTCGCACCAAAACAACCTATCCTACGTGCCCTAATGGCGGCACTAGAACCGGCGACTACTGCACTGCCGCATCAACCTACGCAGCAACTGAGACAGTCACAGTTGCTAACAGCACACGTATCATCAAGAACACTTCTGGCACAGTTGCCACGATGGCGACCTACTCCCACTCCGCCGCAGTAAAACATTATATAAATAAATAAAATAAATAATTTATTAGTAATCAATCAACTCCTTTAGCAGTCTTCCCTTGAAAACACCCGTCTCCCTCCTCAAAACAACCATCTTACAGCCGCCAACACCGCCGCTCTCCCCCAAA